TCCACATAGCAGTAGTGCTTGTCCGAATCAAACACCAGAGGAAGTTTGAAGTTAGGATGTACGTGTTCTGCTATCAGAAACTCGTACCCTTCCGCCATGAGCTGTCCGATCCTTCTCTGATCCTTCGAGGCCCATACAACCTCATACTCAGGATCTTTCAACTTTATATTCATATAATCAGGCACTTCGTGCTCAACTGTAGGGATATAAGTTGAAGTCTTGTACGCATCCTGCTCAGTCATAGTAGCCCAATTGGGCTCTTTTGGCCGCGCTGCTTCGACGCGCTCTTGCTTTCCTTTGGCGAGAACACGCTTGATAGCTTCCTCAAGCGCCGCCGCAGAAACATTAGAACCACTCAATGCTGCTGCTACGTCTTTGTGGTTAATCTCAGGCATAACCGATTCCCTCCTTATCTAAGATTTCAGCATAAGCCTTCGGCGTAAACCCAAGATGCTTAGCAGCACGTTTAACATTTTCATCTGCCTCCAACGCGGCGAGACGATTCTTGCTATCATCTGCTACGGCAGAGCTACCAGCAGAACCTGAACTTGTTCCACGACCGCCTTCGGAGTTGGCAAAACGATTTTTGAGTTTGCCTTCTACAAGTTCTGGTGTGTGCTTGCCCAAGATCGTGTGGTAACAGTTTTCAACATTCTGCGCGTTGTTTCTAAACGCCGCCGGCTGATTCTCAAGAAGTGCATCGACTTCTTTCTTGATGTCACCAGAGTAATAAGGATACTTCTCAGCATCCTCGAAGACTTCACGCTTGATCCGATCCGCACGAAGCAGTAACACTTCATTTGTGACCGGCTGACTAGCAAGAGCAACAGCTTCTCTAGTCTTACCTTCGAGCATCAGAGATTCGATACGTTCCTCAAGGTCAGATTGAGATTCGGTAGAAGTCTTCGCCGCCGCTGCACGAGCAGCCATTGTGTCTTTCTCTGTCTGCTTTTCTACAAACTTGTTAATCCCCGCAAGCGACTCCAGAATCTGCGTCACCTTCGGAGTAAGATCAGCCGCCGCGTTAGCGCCAGCTTCGATCTTGGTAGTCAACTCATCAGGAAGAGTGAACTCCTCTGTTCCATCTTCCTTCGGTTTCTTCTGCCACGAAAACAGTGCCATTAGACTTCACCCCTTTCCTGTGAGCGTTCCATCTTCAATTTCTGAGAACCTTGATGTTGCAGCTGCTCTTCGAGAGTTCTTAATCTCTGCGGCAGCTCAAGAAGTGTCTCGACCACTCTTAGCTGTGTGCTGATTTTAGTTGATATCGCTTTCACAGTATCTGCGCTTTCCTTAGTCGTATCATACCTCGCCCAAGAAAGCGCCTCCTCTTTGAGACTATTCAATAACCCCATCACCGGCTGGAACTCCTCCTTGAGCCATAGCTCCTGAAGGGCCACTCGGTATGGAGTTAGATCCTCGATTTTGTTGATTTCCATTCCCTGCTCCTGCTCCTGCTTGCTGCTGCATCGCGGCTTCGATAATCTTCGACACATCAGGTAGTAACGCATCTGGATTATCACGGTTAAAGTTGCGCGCCAAGGTCATAGCTGAGACTCTTGTCGCAAGAAGCATTTCCAAGTAATACTGTTTCAAATCTGGTGAAATGCCTGGAGAGTTGATTGCTTGGATAATCTGTGCTTGACTCTGATAGTAACGATCAAACCTGTCTGAGATAAGAATGTCATTTTGTTTGTCAAGCTCTTTGTTGGCAGATGCCGAAGATGGACGAAGCCGCAGACCTAGTGTACCATCGCGGTAGAGATCAAGCGCTTTCTTTAGTTTCTCAGCATCGTTGCCATATTTCTTGAGCTTTTCTCCGATACCAAAGTTTGAGTACATTGTAAGGAACTTACAACCTAACTTCACATGTGCTGAGCGCATGTCTCCAGTACGGAGGTTGTTTCTGTTATTCTGCTGCGCCATGACCATAGAAGTGCCAGCGGCGCTGTAGATGCCACGCTTTGGATTTACAATCCCACCACCTGTGCCACCAGAGGCCGGATCAACACCAGTACGCTCCTTGGCTATTGCCATGTGGAACTGATCAGGACCATCACTATAACCCAAGTCAGCGCCGGCTTTGATATGTTCAATCTCTTTCTCACGCGCCGGCAACACAACGCCAGGAAACACGTCTAGCATAGAACCAAGCTTAGATTCAGGATCAGCACGCCACACACCCAGCATCGCCATGTTACGATTGTTTGTACGCCAGTTGTTATTGTTCGATAATTCCTTCTGAATCATGTGAATCATCTCAGCAAAACCTGTACCAAGATAAGACTCATCATCGTAGGCTAATTTCATGTCCTGATATGGAAGCATGTTCTTAGGATAATTATTAAAAGCTATCCACAGAATCTTCTCAGAATTCTTATGGTATTTCGCCTGGAAAGAATACTCCTTGCCGCTGAGGTAGTATGTGAAGAACACTGTGTAAATATACCACCGTGCTGCACCAGTATCTACACCGGAGGAATCAATCGAAAACTGCTCATTGATCTCCCGTTCCATCTCTGTTTCTTGAACAGCGTCAGGATTACTGAGCAACTTCTCAATATCCGACGATTTGTAATAAGGACTCTTTGCTTGGAGATCCTGTACTGCCCACATATCAAGTGAATCAATATGCCCAAAGAGCTTCATATTCTCAAGTTTTGGCACCGAAGGATCAAAGATAAATCTGTTCAGCGGCAACAACTCAGGATGAGGCCCATCACGCTTAGTGATGACACGATCTTCTGAAACTACAGGTCCATCTTCTGCCGAGGTTCCGCCAGATTTATACTCACGCACTATCTGTGTCTCATACTCATAAGGCGTATAGATGATTCCTGTACCATACTTGATCGCACTGTGAAATGCGCTCTGTTCTACTCTGTACAAATCAAGCTCATCTGGCGCATAGGCCATGTCCATTAGGAAATTCTGAACAACCTGTTTCAGCTCTTCCCCATCTCTTTTCGGCAATCCTCCACTCATCGTCGCTGCCCAGAGTGGGTCATACATATAGATCCCACCCATAATGCGAGCAAGAAGTTCATCTGAGGCAGTGCCGATGATAGGAATTACTAAGTTCGCCGCACCCGGCCAAGGCCAGTCTGCTTCTTTATTCTTCGGGCGAGCCTTATACAACCGCACATATTCTGGCAACTTCTCGGTTCTGAAAGTCTGAAGTCTACGATCAAGATGCGCAATCTTGTCCTTGACAAAATCGCACAGCTCCCTGTAGTTATCTTCTCCGATAAGTTTCGGTGTTACTTCAGTAGGCGGTTGATATGGCATTAGTACATCTCCCTTACGCTGCCGCTGCTGACATACGTCTTACAAACTGTGCGTGTTGTTTGAGCATAAAATCATCAACACGTTCTTGCGAGACTTTGTCAAACTTCCAAATCTGTGGACCGTAGGAAAGAACGTCAAGCAAGTCAATCAGACCTTTCCGTTGGCCATATTGTTCTACTTCTTCCTTGAACTCTGTACAGTTATTCGTATCAAGCCAAAGCTCATGCCGCTCTACGATTGGAATGAAATTCTCAATTCGCTCAGCCTTAGCGCCAGCGTTCTGCGGAGTCTTAAGCGGAAGAAACTGGATACCAACTAGTTCTGGATGCGAGTGCTTGTGCTCTTCGACAAAGTAGTTTAGATGATAGAGCAGATATTTCTGTGCTGCCACTGCTTCAACATAGACAGCACGGAGCTTCCACTTCACAGCAAGAAAAAAGATCTGCTTAACAAAATCATCTATAGGACAAGCCTTTGCCCATTGGTCGAGTAAGTAAACTCTACGTGGATCACGCTCTACACCAGTCACCGCAATAGCATGACGGCACCGACCGTCTTTGCCGGCTTCTTGGCCTAGATGTGAGCCACCATGATTCGGATCTACTGTCATGTACCGATCAAGATTACGAGGAAAAACATCTTTTACCACGTCGCCATCTGCTACGTGATGCCGAATGACAATGCGATACTGTTGAGGATGGGAAGTCTCAAAGTATCTACTGAGTGTCGGTGACTCCTTCGGCACTGCCAGTGCACCAGTAACCTTCTCAAAGTTAAAATAACGAAAATCCGCCATGTTAAACTTAGCCTTAGACGGATCAATTGGATAGTTGAGAAACTGGCAAGAAAAATGATATGAACCTAGACGCTTTTTCCAACGCAGTAACTTTTCACGCGTAAACGCTTCTGGAAAAATGGGAGTTCCGAAAGGATGCAGAGAACAGCATCCACCAAGAGCAGAATGTGTAGTCCAACTAAAATACGGCTCTTCCTTCCGAATGTGCGAATTAAGATCATCATGTGACCACCTGTTTCCAACAACTATCTCGTCGAAATCTCTTCCAGGATTATTCGGGTCTGAGTCAGTTGCTCCGACAAGAATCTGGTGGTAGTCGATTGTATCTGCCATGACGACTGCGCTTTTACGGGCTTCACGCCCAACAAGGTCATCTTCGACAACCACATTATAGTGTCGGCTCTGTAGCGCCGCTCCGACTCCGATAAGATCGAAAGTACCTTCGCCTTGTCCTCGACCACTCGCAGTACGACGCTGGTGCAAACTCTCATTTGTCCACGTTTCCTTTGAGGTAGGCATTATCTCAGGAAAGAGATGATTGAAGAATGAATTATTTTCATAGTGATTTGAGATTCTACTACCCAACTTAATCGCATTGGTAATAGTCTCACTGACTAACAGGATGCGTATATCCTGGCTGTGAGTTCTGTGCATCCACTCGATATAAAGATCAGTGTAACCAACATTTGTGAAGAAATCTTCTTCCCGTTTGCCAAAAGGTAATGCCCGCCAGATAGGAAAGCACTCACTGTAGACTGTAGATTTGAAATGATCGCGGGGAATCTCAATACCTTCTTTGAGGCCGTCTTTCATTACTGTAAGACACATCTGGTAATGTAAGTTTGAGGCTTTGTTAGGATTCTTGGAAAAGCGATTCTTGCCCATTACGACGGTGCTGAAGTAGTATAAGTCCATCAAAGAGTTAGCGCGATAAACCTGCTTCTTCTCCTCCGGCGTTTTGCATAAGTCTGTAGGAATGAGATTATAACCCAACACTGTAGAACGAGGTACGAAAGTATCCCCGGTCTCTCCTACTTCGAGAGCACGGAGCACATCTCGTACCTTCTGTTCTATCTCACGCTGGCTCAACTTATACTCCTATGGATGTTCTAGCTTACAATGCCGGCAGTAGTTTAGTTCCTAGTACGACGATCTTTTGGATGCTATACATCAGGAGCGTATCAAACGCAATCAACACAGCGACTCCCACAAGCAAGCAAGAAACAGCCTTGGCGAAAATCCCAAGTATCTCTATAACTTCGCTGGTTTCGCTCTGTCTGAAATTGATCATACTCTCCCCAATGCCTTGTTGACGGCAGCGGCAATCTTCTTCTCAGCCATGCCCGTACAAAATGGGGGTGCCGACAGGACGGTAATGCCGAGGCTAGGATTAGCGTATTCCCACGCTACTTGGACCCCTTTGTATTCTGCCGTCCCATGATCCCCGGAGATGGCAAGTCCTGTCGCCGTCTTAACATCAGACTCCAGCGCGGTGTATTGCGCCGGAGTCACGTTGGTCCATACTTGAGTCTTATTAGCCATTAGAGTTTCACAAAGCCCAGCGTTGGATTCTTCTCCACTTCGCCGTTCCATGCGCCCTTGAGTGCCTGCGGGTAGCTTTCGTAGAAGTGCCTGCGAATCTTGTAGGCCCCATCCCACTTGTGCTCCGGCTGCGCTGCGATGGTAGAACGTACAAGCAGTGCATCGTGAATCTGGTCGCCGGTCATTGTGTCCTGAGCACTCAAGTTGGCAAGAAGAAGAACCAAGCAGTTGGCTGCAATGGCTACGAAAACAGCGTAGGGGGCTGTCACAGGGATTATGTCCAGAATAGCCTGAATAGCAGTTGCTGCGGTTTCAATATCCGCCGTAGCCGAACCAGTCGTAAAGTTGGACGTGGCCGCTATCAATACGGCAGCACCTGCTTTTAGGTCAGCCGCCAGTGTAGGATCATACGCCTGAGCAGCGTTGGCGATCTGAATAAGAGCGTTGCCAACATCCTGCCCATAGAGAGCAACTTGCTTGTTTGCGAGCTTGCACATAATGTGTACTCCTTAAATCGTGTTGGATCGTGCGTTACTTAATACAAGCCAAATCAGCTTGCAACTGCAAAAGGTCAAATCCACTAGGCGTCTTTGCGGCGTTGATCCAGCCGGCTCCTAGAATAGTATGCGCCTCGTCTACGTACTTTCTCCAGTAGGCCACAGTCATTTTAAGGACCCTGCCCCATGAGATGAAGGTGAAGCTGCTTCCATCATATCCGCAAACAAAGACGCAGTGACCTCCGTCTATGCCACCGTCATTAGTAACAACATCCCACAGATCAGGGATGTTGTTCATGATAAAGTTTGGCACATTCATCCCGATGTAGACGCCGCCGAAGTATGCTATAGACTGGCGAAGCTCAGTAAGATTGGCCACCTCAGGATCAACAAAAGCTAGAATGTGATGACCACCCAGGCCATGCTTGCGCCAATTATTGAGTACGTCCAGTTCGATTCCACCCTGATCTGTCGATGGATCAGAAGGATCGTAGCCGTCCCAGGACTCATAAGCCGACAGAATTACGGAGTCAGGAATCGTACAGTCCGTTTCCTCAAAGGCATTGTTTACCCACACCTGAATTGCATGACCGCACCCGGCAATCGTGCAGCAGCCTAGTGTGTCATTGAGCATCATGCCAAAGTTGGTAACGCCCTTCGTCCAGTTGACAGTGGGCGGGGGAGGGGGCAGTTCTGGCGTCAAATACTTCGCCAGCATCAGCGTCCGTGTATCCGTCTTGATAGCCTTCCGGCCTAGTTTGAAATCCATTATTCTTCCTTAGTCAATGTTGGTTATCATACATTCTG